AATCTTTTGCCCACGAAAAAGCCCCACATGCGGGGGCTTATTTCTTTGTCTGGGATGGAAGGCGACTATGCAGCCTTCCTTGGGCATGGGCAGCGGATTTAAGAGTTTTAATCTTGATGGTAGGAATGTAATTTTACCTTTAGGTTGCATGAATAAATCCAAAGCTTCACGCCGATCTATTCCATATAAATCTAAAGCAGCTTCATGGGCAAAATGTACACAGTTGTACTGCTCTTCATCGTATTGCTTATCAAGTAAATGATCATGACTTTTCATACAGCTCCCTTCAGACCACTAAAGCGATCCAATGCAAAAATATCTCCAGTCTTCGCAGTATTTAATCGCGGCGATTCAGCCTTGAATGTCACAGCTTTATGGTTCATGGCAACACTGGAGAGTTGCAGTCCAAGTAAATAAAACATTGGAGAGTTCAGATTGTCTGAACTGTAAATACGGTAATTTACGGTTGGCTTTACATCTGGATATTGCCCTTCGATTACCCGTTCAAACTCATCAGGCATCACATCACCTAGACCAGAGATAGAAACGGTTAATGTCTGGTCCAGATCACCCAGCATTCCGGATCTTTGAATAGATGCTGGCAAAAATTCATAATAGACCTGACCGGATCCCTCCTTATGTTGAACATAAACACCTCGGTCATCATTACGGACTATTCGGTATGTATTCATAAAAGAAGGATGAGAAAGCTCAATACACTCCAATTGATAGACATCAACTTTTCGATTGAAAAAGAATTTGGCATATTCGTTATCCATTAGACCTCCCAATCTTTAATTAATGCTATATCTGCAGCAAGGTTAGGTTGGTTTTGAACAACTTCGAGCTGTGCATTTACCCGGTAAAGGTTGCCATTCACTTCATTGGTCTTGAACGAGTTGGGAATGAAATTGCATAGATATTGCTGACGTGCTCCCTGATCAATCACCAGATCCGCATAGAATGAGGCTGGCTTATTCTGGTAGATCCGCCAGAAAGCCATCATTCTATTGAAATCGGTTTTACTTAAATTCCAGTTCACATCAACAATGTGGCTGTTACGTTTTACATCGATGTAATAGCGACCACGACCGCCATCCATCTGCTGACGTTTCACATCATCACCTGGTGTTACGCCATAGCCGCTGGTCTGAGGATTTAGCTTTAACTTGTACATAACTTTCCTTCAGGTAATAAAAAACCACCCCGAAAGGTGGTTTTATTGATTAACGATTCCGTCTTGCTGTCGTATTCTCAGTCAAAGACCGACTAATGGTTGAGTTTGGATTTGCGATTTGATCACTTACAAGCTTAGGTACCGTTCTTGGAAGCTGCTTATCCAATTCATCTTTAACAATGATCCGGACAGTTTGCTCATCCAGTTGTTCGGCTTCAACTGTCGCACCACTCACCTGATTAATCACTTCAATTTTAAAATTGATTGTCGGTGAAGCAGGCTCAATTGAAGGCATAATTTCAGCTTGAGGGCGTGAAGTACGTCCTAAAGTAAAATCCTGAACATCATCCAGATTTGAACGATCCTGAACTAAACCATTAGATGAGAAGTAGACCTTGCCATCATGGAATAAGTCGGAATTTGCCGAAGACGCTAACTTAGGTGTGTCTCTATTACCTTTATAGATAATCTGAGTATCTTGAACCGGTTGATTAAAGATGTCAGCTTGCTTTTGGCTTTCTATAAAGGCACTAGAGCTCATCATTGCACGGCGCATGACACTATCAGCTGAGGCATTGTTATTGAGAAAAGCTTCAGGGTTTGCACTCTTACGCATTTTCTCGACTAAGCCAACACCGCCCCATCTTTTAATGTCTTCTTGGGACCATACAATCTCGCCTTTGTGCACAGCTCCAGCAACTTCATATTTCCCACCTCGACCAGTGTAACCACCATCAGCAAAGCCTTGATCTTTGATTGCACGGATGTTTGCAATAATGCTAGCGCCTTGAGCAACCGCCCCAGCAATCAACGGTAAATTAAGAGGAAAACCTACTTTTGAAGCTGCTGCAATATTTTGCTGAATGGCAATACCTGCAGCTGCAATCGCATATGCTTTATCTGCAGCGAACATAATCTTATATGCTTTCGATTGCTCACCAAACATTGAACCAAACATCGATGTGAGTGAACCCATCATGTTCCCACCAAAAGCAATTATGGTATTCAGACGATCTTGTTGATACTTATCTTCAATATCCTGAGCATTCTGAGCATATTCGGCAGCAATCTGATTACGTTGATCTTGAGCAGCTTGAATGATAGCTGTTTTCCGGTTTTCGAAATCCTGTTGCTTAATGAGCCCTGCTTCCATTTGAGCATCAAGACCATCTAAAGAGTTTTGCTCATTCAGATCAGTAGCAGCAAACTGACTATCTGCTAAATCATTTGCAGCATTTAAGCGGCTAAATCGTTCCTGATCTTGTCTGAAAAACTCGCCGGTACCATTCATATCCGCTTGGATACCACCCCAGTTTTGAACAGCATTATTCACTTTATCGCGTGTCTCTTTATCCTGACTGGCTTTAGATAATGCGATTAGCTTTTGTCGCTCTTCTATAGAAAGCTTGGTATTCTTAAGAATTTCCTCCCGTTCGAGTCTGTAACGTTCCTGCATGGCTTGCGTTTCCGAAAGCAATGATAAACGAGCTTGAAACAACCGCTGTTCCTGAGCTAGTTTTAATAACCCTAACTCTTGCTGTTTTTGCTGTTCCAGCAATTCAACGGCTTGCTTCTGCTCAGACTTACTTAATTCAATGTCATGAGCTGCATTGAACTTTTTACGGTTAAAGCTCTCTTCAAGTAACTGTTTTTCAGTTTTCTGGAATTCCTTGTAGTCTTCCAATTTCGTTCTAAGGGCTTGTTTGGCTATAGCAATATCATTATCGGCACGACGATTTATTTCCGCCTTTATTTCTGCAGTACGTTCCGGGCTAAAGTTTGCTTTATCAACATCCTCCAATCTTGCATTTCTATTATTATTAATCCGTCCGACTTCACTAGCCACCTCATTTTCAAGTGACCGTTGCAGATCCTGTTGACGTTCAAGTTGAGATTGAATATCACCAGCTGCTCTATCACTGCCCTTACTCGCACCACCTTTCACCTTGCTCTGCATCTTTGGCGATTGATGAAGCAACTTAAGAGACACTCCATCCTCAAAGATCACTTCACTGACATAACCACCACCCTTGCTGTCATACCATGTCTTGATATCTTTCACGGCGACATTGGTCGTGATCGGTGTGCCTTCAGGCATTGAAAAATCAATACCCTTATGAAATGAAGAAGCCCCTTTGGTAGGGGCTTTTCGTGGACCATAATTTGAACTGATCTTGTAAGATGACAATGGTTTGCCACCTGCTTGTAATCGGGCTAGATGTTCATTCGATACTTTCTGGCCAGACATTGAGCCACCATACCGAACATCAAGATGAGGACCCGTACCAATCCCTGATTTACCCGATACACCTACAAGACGTTTAGATAGTTTTTGCTGTTTAGATAGCTCGTTCGTAGTTTCCTTTAATGCTTTATTCTTGGCATCGATTACCTTTTTGTTTTCCTCATCAATAGCTAAAGCTTTTAAGCCTCTCTGATACAACTCATTCGTGATATCAACCCCTTCTTTTCGCGCCCAATTTGCAGTTTCTACCATTTGTTTTACTTGGTCAGGAGAATACCCTTTAGCAAGTAATCCTTTAGTAAGATATGCATCAAACTCACGATCGAAAAGAGAATCAGCATACTTCTTTTGTGCATTTTTAGCTGCTAATGCGGCCTTTTCATTCTCAGTTAAGGACTTAGTGTTTTTATCAACGCCAACAATGGCATTTTCAGCCTTATTACCTGCAAGCGTTACTTCTATACCAAATAAGTTATACGTTTGCTTGGTCTTGGCTGCAGTTTCTGCCGCTTCATCATAGGCATTCACTTGTTTGAGCAGTGCATCCATTAAATCAGAAGGAATCTTCTGATTCTTTAATTGCTCAATTGCTTCAGTATAGGAAATGGTACCAAGACGTGCTTTATTCGAAATTTCAGCTACTTTAGCATTACCTACAGCATAGTTCTGGATATTGATTAATGCTGAACCGACTGCTAATTCTTGTTTTTCCAAAGCTTTGTTTTGATCATTTATTGTCGCTGCTAAATCACCTAATTTTTCCTTACGTTGTTCATCATTTAGAGCCTTGATTTCTTCCTTAGTTAATTTTGCCGCTTCAGCCTGCTCTTTTAACTTTGCTGTTGCTTCTGCAGATTTACTTGAGAAATACATATAAGTAGCAGCCAAAGCTGTTACTCCTAATGTGATTGCTCCGATTGGGCCACCAATTAAGCCCCACGCTCCACTAACTAAACTTGCCATTGAAGCACTTTTACCCTGAGCTGCTGTGACCGCTTTGGTTGCTTTCTCTACATTATTGGCTGCAAGTACATATCTGGCGCTAGCAGCACTTGCTCCAAATTTAGCTTGTGTTTCGGCATTTGTTGCTCTTACATTCGCTAAATGTGCCTCAGCTTCAGCCAAGGCAGCTTTTGCACTTTCTATCGATTTTTGCTTTTGCAATTGGGTAGCTGCATTGTTAGCAACTAATGATCCTAATTTGGTATTTAAAGCTGACACTTGTGTTGCAATCGCTTTAGTGAGCAATGCTGTACCACCCAAGATCGCAACATAAGAAATTGATTCTAAATTTTCAGCTAAAACCTGAATTGAACCTGATAATGCTTGAGCTGCGCCGCTTCCTTGTCCAGCTTCGCCTACAAACTTAGTAATTTCATTATTAAGTAGAGTTAATGATTGTCCAATTGTAATATCAGTTTTAGCAAATAATGCATCTACATCATTTTGAACATTTTTAAGCGCTTTAACGATTTCTTGTGAAGTAATTTTCCCTTCAGCGGCTACAGATCGTAACTCACCTACAGTAATACCCATACCCTGAGCAATTGCTTTAGCTAATGCTGGGGTTTGCTCCATTACAGAATTAAGTTCTTCTCCACGCAACGTTCCACTTGCCAAGGCCTGCCCGAACTGAACTAAAGCAGCATCAGCAGCTTCTGCACTTGCACCACTAATTGCTACGGCTTTAGAAACTGTTTCAGTTAAACGTGCTGTGTCATCCATTGTGAGGTTTAAAGTTTTGGCATTATCACTAAAACGCTGGTAGACCTGTAGAACAGAATCCCATGCTGAATAGGTTTTTTGAGCAATTCGGAAAGTGTCTTCCGTTGCTTTATTTAGTTCAACTTGATTATTAGTGACCAACTTAAGACGGTTTTGGAGTCCTGTATAAGTGTCCATCTTAGAAATGGCAGCACTTACTGTTACTAGCCCAGCCATATACCCAGCTAGTGCTCGAGTAGCTACAGATAAGCCATCCATAGACTTAGAAGCATAATCACCTTTACGCTCAATGCTATCCAGTTCATTGCCTAGATTCCGCGCATTACGCTCTGCATTTTTAGCATCAATTACAATGACGAGACGTGATTCTTGTGCCATTTTTTACTTTCCTCTAGGCAATAAATACTCGCGAAAACGAGCTATAAAAATTGGACAAAAAAACCGACCTCATTTAGGGTCGGTTTATGCTTTAATTGCTGCGATGATTTCTGGTAATTTCCAGATTAGAATTGGTATAGAAAACAATATTAAAAAGGCTAGTATTGTTTGCCACAACCCATATTTTTCAATAGACACTTTCATAAGCTCCACTATTGGTTTAAAATGCTCCATATAGAATTATTTTTCCTCTTGCTTTCGTCGGTTGGTGGAAATGCAAAAACCCCAGTAGTTAGCGCTACTGGGGTTTTGTTTTGGGTATTAAAAAAGCACCCTAGGGTGCTTTTTTACTTCCAAGAAAATTATAATTTTGAAGCATCTGCACTTGCTTTACTATTAGGGTAATAACTCACACTAACCTGAGCAAATGAAATACTTGCAATTGCAATTCGGCTTAACTCAATAGTAGTGCTATTAGTTTTCCAAGTTACAGTCTTTTCATCACTAAACTGAGGTTTTCCATATTTTTGACTAAGCAACTTATTTAATGAGGCAAATTGCAGATTAATAATCCCAGCACTCTCTTTTTCATTGCTAGTAATTATTGTCTCTATTAGATGATCTGAATTATCAAAAATAAAATTAACCGTATATTTACTTTTATCAATTTCTAGATCTTCTATCTGCACCTTACTTAAACCAGAGTCATATTTCTTTGGTTTAATAATTTGCGCCTTGCCTTTTTCAGCCTTGACCACCTGCTCGGGATTCATTCCCCACTGAGTATTGCTGTAACCAAGCCCCTTAGCTAAAGCTATTACAGGAAATAAAACCAATGCCAATAATAAAATAAGTTTTTTCATATTAATCACTACAATGTAATACTTAATAAAATAAGAGCACTCATGCCATGAGTGCTCATGTTAATTACCAGTCCGCATTAGCTTTTTGCTGTGTTTTGATTTTTTCAGCCATTTCATCAGATGATTTATTTAATTCATCCATAATTATTTTAGCTGATGGATAATTTTCGGTAATAGTACGATTGGTTTCACTATAGCGAACTCCGCTAATTACCTGTGCTGGTTTATAGTGAGTAAGATTATCGTAACTTACTTTCATTTTCCCATCTTTTGTATCTACGCGCACTGTGAAATCTACTCGATCACCAGCAGTAACAGTCATACAATCAGCAAACCCAGAACAACGGTATGGCATATTACCTTTGCCAATAATTGAACCCGTAGTCTTATCCTCATACTGAATTACTGCATTTGCCGAGCGAAAAGCTGTAGCAAACCATTGACGTGCGCCATCATAAATTTGCCCTTGCTTTAATCCATCTATTTGATAAACCTTTTCAAATTTTACAGGTTCTGATGGTTGCTGAGGTGTGGTAGCACACCCAACTAATCCCAAACTCAATAATCCAGTAGCCAATAATTTTTTCATAATGTAATCCATTTGTTATTAATCTCACACAATTTAACAAATGGATAAAATAATGTCATCATGAAATTAAAAAGGCAGTTTGACCACTAGTCCGTGTGGTCAAGCCAGAATACATCCTCAAAATTTTCACACACACCTGCTTTTTTGAGTTCTTTATATATAAGTAAGGCTGTATCAACCTTGACAGAATGTCCTTGCTCAGCTCTTGTCACATAGTTTGATAAAACTCTGCTGCCACTAACAAAACCACATCGCTTTGATAGTTCATAAACCGTTAATCCTGCTTTTTCACGCAAACAGGCAACATTATTCTTTACTTCCATTGCTGCACCACAAGTTAAATTTTAAAATATTGTAGCACAATAAAAGATAATTACTATTTTTTGTGTTAGCACAACAAAAAGAATTGACACAATAAAAGATATTAAATAAGATGACTTCATCAAGGCTAAAAGCCATGAAAAAGAAAACCCCTTGCAGACGTCGAAATCAGGCAAGGGGTTTACGTCTAAACCAATGGAGATTTAAGACATGTCTAATATAGCACAAATCAACGATACCAAAATATCAATTGTTAACTTCAAATCTGTTCCAGTTGTTACTACAGCAATGCTTGCTGATTTCTATGGAACCGATACAGACAACATCAAACAAAACTATTCTCGAAATAAAGAGCGGTTTGTAGAAGGTAAACACTTCTTCAAAATTATTGGTGAAGAATTGAAAAAATTTGTAGGTGACTTAAAGTCACTTGCAAATTTCCCTGCAATTTCAAATAAAACTCGATCCCTTATCTTATGGACAGAACGAGGGGCTGCTCGTCACGCCAAAATGTTGGATACAGACCAAGCATGGGAAGTTTTTGAGCAACTTGAGGATTGCTATTTTGTCCGTAAAGAGATTTTAGCTAAAACCCACAAATCAGAACGTGAACCCCTAACCAATGCTGTAAATCTTCTTGTAGCTAAAACTAAGCATTTGAATTACAGCGATGCTTATAAATTAGTTCATCAGCGTTTCAATGTTCAGCATATTGATGAAATTCCATACGATGTAATACCTGTGGCTGTGGAGTATGTTCACCACTTAATTGCTATGTACAGCAAGGCTGAAAAACAAGGTTCTTTGTTTGATGAAGATCAATTTAAACTCCTTAAGAACCTTATTGATGCAATTATTACCCAAAACTTTGCGACTAGTCAGATCTATCGTGCAATACACATGCTTAACAATGAGCAAGGACACTACTTAGCAGAATATGCTTTTAAAACCAATATTGCAGTTCTAAAACTTACTCGGGCAATGGATTTAAGAGGACCTCTTAATAGAAAAATCATTAGTGATGATTTAAAAACCATAAGCTACACAACAGGTAATCAACATTATAGCGACCGTTGGTTTCATCCATTGATGGAAGCGGGAATGCTAGCGGGTGCTTTGCGAATTTCAGGTGGTTGGTAGTCTTTTAAGAAAAAGCCCTCCGGGGCTTTTCTCTACATAAAAACACCCTCATATTTGAGGGTAATTTAACAATTGGTTAATAAAGGCGCAATAAAAAACCACCATTACTAGTGGCTGTTATTTTTTACTAGACTTCTTATGCGCCTCATCCAAGAACATATCGTCGAGTGTAAAGATACAGTCATTAAAGATATGAGCAGCTACTGGTAAATCATTATGCTCTGCATAGACATTGATTGCCTGCTGATCTAATGATAACGGGATGCTCTGCTCGTACCGTCTGGATCTGCATATAGTGCTAAATGCCGAAAGAATGGAATCAGCCACATAAGAATATTCTGGCGGATCAGGAATACGACCACCTAAGAACTTGATTTGTTCGATTTCGTGCGGCGTTTTTGACGCATAGGTCTTTTGGTACTTATAGAGCTCGATGACTTTCCCAGAATTAAAGCCTTGTCCTTGTCGGCTTCTTCCTGAATCTTCTGGGCCTGTTCTTTAATGAATAGCCAGATTGAAATACCAATATCACCAAGATTAAGAAGCTTTGAGGCATTCTCAGGTGTATAAGGTTTTTCGGACTCGACCGTTTTACCGTCTACGATCTCTGCAAATACTACGCCCTTCCAGTCTTCGATTAAGTGGGCTGCGCATGCATCCATTAAAAGTTCATGGTAAAGCTTGGCATTTTCATCTTTGACCATCACATCATAGCCTTTAGACGAGATCTGGTTTCCTGCTCGTTCAATCGCTACCTGAAAAGGTTTATAGGCAATACCACGGACTTTGAACTCTGCCTGTACTTCGCCATCAGCCCCCTTGTATTCACACCATTTTGATACGTCCGAGCTTTTAATAATTCCGACTTTTAAAGCCATAACAACCTCTAATTTTTAGAAATAAAAAAGCCCATGGGATTCCATAGGCTTTGTTACTGAATAAGCTGATTACACAAGAGCACGTACAATCGTTGGCGCTGTACGAACTTGGGCAAAGTTGATGTCTACTGTAATGATGTCATCACCCCCACCATCCGGGTGATTAGCTTCCATCACTTCTAATTGAGGGAAGTTAAACGAGTATTTACTGCCTTTGCTGTCTCTAATATCAAAGGTCAGTGTAAATACATCACGGGTTTTAATGGCATCAATCCAACCTGCTGAAGTTGACGAGAACATGAAAGAAGCATTCGCTTCAATATCCATCATCTTTTCAATGTAGAACTCTGGTGTGTACTTGCCTGAGCCGATACAACGGATTGCTTCAAGGTTATTGTTAATAGAAATGGTCAAAGACTGTAGACATGCTTTGCCTTGAATTGACTGGCCGTTTACAAGCAAGTTTTCCACGTTCGGCATACTGACAAGCGGACGAGTCGAAGCTGCAACCGGATTCACTACAGGGTTCGTTTGCTGACGAGTAAACGAGCTACCTACTAAACCAAAGTTACCAGTGATCTTCCCGGTTGTTTGAATGGTAATTTCACCAGAATTGACCTGCACACCACGGTAGATAAACACCTGCCCAATATCTTCAAAAACTTTAACCAGCGTTAAAGACTTACGTACATTACCGCCAATGGTTAAGCTATTCGTTGCCCAGTTATTAAATGCTAAAGCACTTAAGAATAAATCAAAGGTACCAAGTGACAATTCAAACTCTAACTGACCAGCAACTTCCGCTTCAGTAACTACACCGCCTTGACGGAAACGTGAGTCTACTACTTCGCTGCTTTCTTCAGTAGAGACATTTTCAGATAGGCCATCCGTTATACGGCGAACCGTGTACCAAATTGGGTTTGCTGGAGTCGTCCCTAATACTGCTTCCTCACAAGCATATAATCGAATTTTTGCGCCTGAACTCATTTATAGTTCTCCAAAATTTAGGCATAAAAAAACCCGCTTTATCTGCGGGCAGTTATAAAAAATGGGCGTAAAAAAACCCGCTAAAATAGCGAGTTGTTAAAGTGTTTCGTCTGTGTCTGAGATTTCTGGCGGTTCTACCCCAACCATTGCAGCAGCTACAGCCTCGGATAAGTTTGTAGGTTGGAAATCAAAAGGTGTTTCAGTTGTAGGTGGCTCAGGCTCTGGTTCAGGTTCTTCATGCAAGCGAATATCAATCCAGCGACCTTCTGGAATATCTATAGGTAATTCCAAGTCTGCAACTACAGCAGCAAGTTCAAAATCAAACTTACGTTTGTAAGTCTTGATGGATAGATCACCATTTTCTAAGGTGTCATACACTACAGCGACAATTGTGTTGCCGTTTGCGTCTTTAGGTACTTCGATATACCAACCTTCTTGAGCAAAGCCTAAAGAGCCTTTAAGTAAATAGTCGCCTACATCGACTTTCTTAAATTCAATAGGCTGCTTTTCTGCATCACTATTTAGCTCAATATGATCCTTAAATAACTTCACAACTGGTGATGCTGACTTTAAGAATCCATTTGCATCGACTGAGGTATTAAAACTAGTTTTAAAATGCCCCCATGGTGACCAGACATCATTTCCTGCACCATATCGATAATAAAGAAGTCCTCCAACTACTGACTTAAACATTTGCCAAGAATAAGTTCCGTATGAGTTTGACCCCAAATATGACATTAATGATCCATATCGATTCGGCATATTTAAAGGGTTATTTACATTACCGCCCTGCCAATCACCATTCGAAATAAATGCAAACTTGTTATCGCCGAGCGCAGCAACCCATTGAGAGACTGATACCTTGTCAAATAATTCACTAGTTTTGCTACCCGAGAATCCTTGTGTACCATTATCACCCAACCCAAGAACTAAACGAGCACCTGCTGCAGAAGAAGCACCCGTTCCACCTTGTGCAATAGAAAGCACTGTAGTTAAGCCTTTGAGTTCAGTAATGTCAGTATTTACACCTTTTTCAGCAGCACCAAGATTATTTCGAGCTTCTGCTGCAGTGGTTGCCCCTGTACCACCTTGAGAGATTGCCGCTGTTCCTTGGACTTGCGAAAAGTTGGGTGCTAGATTGGGAATGCCCGACGCGAATGGCAGCATAAATTGCCGCTTGCCCTGAGCTGAGTTATAAGGGAATGGCCGATGATCCCAACTAAATTTAAAAACAAGATTTGCCATTATGCTGTTACTCCGTCAATCACTTGGAAAGTCAAAGTTTCGGTGTGTTGAGTGTTGCCGCTTACTACCGCTTTAATATCCATTTGGCACAAACCAACGGGCCAAGCAGCTGTGCTTGCTCCAGATTTCACATTAAGCCAACCCTTTTGTGTGCTCTGGCTTAAAGCTGCACAAGTCAAAGTTGCAACCACTGTTCCATCCACCAACGATTTAACTTGCGATGTAAACGTGTAGCCTGTTAGATCGATGGCACGGCGAACATCATCAGGTGGATACTGCAGGGTTTCATCCATATCAACCAGCTGCAAGTTCAAGTTGAATGTGTCACCACGCTTAAAAACAAAATTGCTCATAAGTGATTCCTATAGACATAAAAAAACCACCGATGAGGTGGTAGTGAAAGATTGGTTTGTTATGTGCTTTAGTTAACTAAAAAACTTATTGATACATTGTATTGAATGAAGTCAGCATCTTTACCCGCATAAATAGATTGGCCATTCAAACATTCTAAGTGTTCGATTGTGAAATATTCAAAATGAGCAAGTAATGCATCACTCAATTTTGTGATTTCAATTATTCCTGAATTGGGACGTGCAAAGCATTGAATCATGATATTACCGGTACGGCGAGTACATGGCTTATCTGCAATGCCAGAAGTAAAACTGGGACCACCTGCAATCGTTAAGCGGCACCAAACACCATCTTTAGGTACATTAAAGCCTGGTAAATTTGGATACTGGATTCTGTCTTGCGTAATACCTGTAAAGCTTTGCATGCGATCAATAATAGCTTGCCTTGCCTGCTCTAAAGTCATTGCCATTTTAGCCACCGTACTTTTGAGAAATAAAATTAAACGTGAGGCCATAAATACCTTGCGGCGCTTGATCAGACCAACCGTTTTCTAAGCGCTCAGCATAAGGCTGGTTATTCTGTATGTAGACCAAATTGCCCAATTTAATCTTTACAGCTTGAATAGCAGCATCTTGAATTGGGTTAGTTTCAGGTCCACGTATGTCATAGTCACCAGATCCAACCGAAACAATATGTGAAGCACGGTATGCTCCAGTATCAACAGGACTTGAAACCACTAAAGACTGAACAGCATCCATTGTAATTTTCTTTACCTTTTCCTCTGCTGTTTTAGCCACATCAAAACTAAATTCAGTTGGCTTTTTCCCCTTCCATCCCATCATTCACCTCGCTTTCCTCATACATCTTAAAGAGATCCTGAGCGATCGCCTGAATTGAATAAGCTTCAAACTCAGAGCTCGGTTCTCGTTCACCCATGAGCTTTTTAATCTTTTGCCAGATATGAACAGCTTCATGTAAAAGCAATCCATAAACTTGAATTTGATCTTTCTCTGACGTATCCCCGATCTGGACAATCACATATGCACCATCAGAAAAAGTACTAACCTGTGCATCTGCTCCCATATCCAAAAATTGATCGGCTTTATCCATATCTTCAAATAACAAATCCATGTGTAGTTGATTTCGAGCAAGCGTGTACTGCACATGTTGGAATGGCGATATATACCATTCAGGAAAATAATCAGAATTAACCATGGTTTAACCTGTTAACTCGGTAAAGGCGTTTCAGTCGCTTCTCTACCATCAAATGAGTTATGAATAAAAATGCCATCCTCATATTTGGGATGGCATTTGCAATGAAATGTTGAATGGTGTTTTAAATCATTTTCAGGTATCACCTGAACGCTGTCATAAACTTCAAGTGCAGTCCAAGTCATTTTTGCTCCAATAAAAAACCCACCGAAGTGGGCTTTGAATTATTCAAAAAGTGGTATTTCGCCTCTAAATTGTGGAAACTCTAATAATGCTATTGCTCTAATTTCCTCTGCCAGAACGGAATCACCATCATTATGTTTTCCAATATTAAGATAATAATTTTTATGATTGTGTATATGATAAATAATCCATTCACCTGTTAGTTTTCCGTTTTCTATACGATCCAGATATTGCTTACTAGAGCTTAAGTAAGCCAACTTTGAAACTTTTTCATTTAAAGTTAAATTGGGATCATTATAAATATCTATAAAATCCTTATAAAAATTGGGGTTTGAATTGATCTGACTCTTAATATTTAAAGACATTGAACTTAACCCGATTTGTTCAAAGTGTTTATGCCACAAACCCTTCAATGGCATATATTTAAACAGAGTAGGTGGTTTCATTCTTTTGTAATTTATATCTGGATTTTCTAAGTTCCTCATTTCACTTAAGATCATATCTATATTAGCCCCCCTAAAGAATGCATAGAACATTTTTATTAGGAAAACTGAAGTAAATCTTGATTCGGTAATTTCTTCAAAATCACTATTCATAACTAAATGGAAAAATAAATGAACTTCATCCTGAAGATGGTCATTATTGGCTTTTATATTTTCATATATTTTTTCGACTCTACTCATAATATCCCCCTGCTCAGAGGGATATTAGATCAAGTATTTAAACCTTTCTCAACTGACATTTCCAAATAGTTGCAGCGGGATCCTGTTGAATGTGTTTGACACGAAAAGTACCTAAGGCTGTTAGCCATTCATCATCTATTTTCGGCACCATGGTTACTTCATTCTGCAGCACTGTAGCCTTTTTATCTGTGGCCAGCACTCCAAGTGTCTGAATCTCATATTGACTGTATGAGCCAAACAGAACGCCACGACCAGAATAGTTTTCTTTAACTTCAACATGAGTTTCAGTCTTAGGATCCCAATTTGTTTTTGATATCCGTTCACACGTAAAGGTATGAACGGCGTCCGCTAAATCATCATTAAATGCTTCAGCAATATCTTCCTGAATTTCGTCACGTAAACTCATTAGATTTTCCTGACAAAAAATACAGCTTTTCGTTTGCTGTAAGGCTTAATCAAATCAAGAATGAATTGCTCAATCGCACTAAGCTTTACTGATCCGTCCTGATATTCCTTTTCGGTCTCAACCGTATCTGCTTTGACTTTCTTACGTTTTAGTGCCTGTTCCTGCCCTTGATATAGATCACCTTTCATAATGCCCTTGATGATTTGATAGGAGGCTGTTTTTAAAGGTTCAGGTACTTGGGTAACGTCTTCATAAGGCTTTACGTTACGTGCTAACAGATATGCATCAGCCATTTGGAGGAATTGAGCCTTATCACTGACAGATAAAGCATCAAAGCCTTCAACATGTTCTATCGCTTCTTGTTCAGTGATAAAGCTCATGGTTTATTCCTTTGGAATTAATGCTAAAAGTTCTTCTTTTTTAGCGCCTGCTTCAAATGCAATGCCTTTTTCAGTCAAGACCGCACGCAACTCATCTACTTTGAGGCCTGCATAGTTAATTGGTTGCGGTTGAGTATCACTGGGCTTTTGGCCATCTTCAGGAGTTTGACCACCTTCACCTACTTCCAGTTCAGCAATACGTGCTTTCATTGCCTCAGGATCATTTTGAAAGGCAATAAATTCACCTTTTACAGTTGCCAGTTGTTCTTCGAGCTCAGCAATTTTTGTTTCTGTCATTTGTTGTCTTTCCCGTGCACGGTTAAATGATGAAAGTCCCATTTATGGATCTCCAAATAGTTAAGGCGGTATTACCCGCCTTTTTGTTATTTGATCTTGTGCTTGAATGCCACAATACGGATCTGTTTAGGATCGTAGACACGTTCCCAGTTTGCAGCTGTTGCTAGACCAGCGTTATTAGGAGCAATACCTGTATCGCCTGCCCACTTAATGCCGCGAGGATGTAGCACAAAGTGACGGCGGTTAATAAGAATGTCAGTACCCGCTAAACTATCACGGTCAGTCTCTACACCAACCGGTGCTCCAATATCTTGGAAACCAATCGCACCTTGGCCAAACAAGAAAGAGGTAAAGACATCACCTTCAACCGGCATACCATCATCAACGATCACACGACGGTCCATAAAGGTTTTGTAGAGAACCACACCATCAGCATCTCGAACAGTTTCGATTAAGCCTTGCTTAGCTAAAGCCGCCATGGTTGCCGAGTGCATTGCAATTGCCGTTAATTTATCTACGGCATCACCCAACTTATAAGAAGCATCAACAAAAGATACCCCATCAATTACAGCTGCAGCTCCAGTTCCAGCCGAAATATCATGGGTATTACCTGCCATGCTGGCCGCCCCGAATACACCTTTAAGGGTATTTACGGTAAAACCTTGAAACTCACGCGACCAGTAATCTGCCACCAGATCACCAACCGCACCAAGTGGATCGTCACCAGATAATGCTTTAGCCAAATCATTAGCGCCCCATGCTTTACCACGTGCATGAAGAATCGCAATGTCCTTGCCTGAAGTGATGTTATTTACAGATAAAGGTTTTGAATCTGAAAGTACTTCTGACTCACCGCTTAAATCATTCCAGAATGGGATATTTACTGTAGTACCACCCTCTGTTCCGAAAGCTACATCTACATCTAAATCTCCAACAATGCCAGACTGCCATAATGCAGACTTTTCGGCAGTTTTATTTAATACGTACGGAGTGAATAACTCGGGTACGATTACATCAGCAATTTTTGTGTCGCCCATTAGGCTTTACTCCTTAAAGTTTAATACCGTGTTTTGCCGCTAGCTCTTTAGCTAGTTGCGGATTTTCATTACGTAATTGCGCCAATTTGGTCATATTTACCGAGCCATCTGCTTTGAGAATGTCTGGCTGACCTTTTGAATTGTTACTACCTGGTGCGCCCATACCATTTGGTTTTGGCCAGAAATACGGTTTTTGCTCACGTAGAGACTCAACCCACTCTTTTGGAGTCATCGGAGTCTGACCGTCTTTACCAATCACCACTTCGCCGTTTTCATCAACTGCCACAGCTTTGCCGTTTTCATCTAATGCGAACTTTGACTGAGCTAAAAAGGCGATATCAGGAGTCGCTTCTGGCAATGCTTCAAGTTCAATAGCAGCCTGTACAATTTGGCTCTGAATCACTGATTGCTTGAACTTTTGTGCATAAGCTTCGGCTTTATCAGCACGTTCTTTTTCAGCCTTCAGTAACTTTTCATGTTCTTCACGCATCTTCTCGGTACGCTTCTGAATCACTTCGTTAACCTTGCCTTCCGCGATTAATTTGGCTTCTTCGTCTTGGTCAATTTGAGCAAAGACTTTCTTAACAATTTCAGGATCTATTCCTTCAAATTGTTTCTGAAGTTTTTGAAGTTCCAATTTTGCATTCTTAGCAGCATCTCGCTCGCTTTGAAGTGCAGATTTCAAACCTTTTGGATCTTCATAGCCTTCTAAATCAAGGCGAAACTTCCCGTTTTCCTCGACATATAAAGCTCGGTGTTCTTCTTTGATTGCATCAAGTGAATCAACAATAAATGGCAATGACATGTTCAAACCTCTCGTTTGATTTGGGTAAAGCCTTATCTCAAGGCATTAAAAAAGCACCCGAAGGTGCTAAGGTTAAAAATTAAGTTCTAATTGATGAGTGCAATTGCTTTTAATCTTTCAAAAGTAAAACCATAAATTGCCATGGCTCTTGAAATCTTAATTTGAAGAAATGGCACCAGAATTAATTTTGTGCTCAGAATATATTGAGCATCTGACATAGTGAATTGCTTTTCAGACATTTGTAATACCTTTCGCTACATTTCCTTTGTTTGATTTGGCCTTGGAGCATCACTCACTAAGCGAACACCATGAGCACCATATGCTTCAAAAGTTACAGTAATTGTTGCGGGTCCATTTAAGGCATCAGAATTCATCTGTACTGCTCTTTGTCCAGCTAGAGGTTGTCCAGTTTCTTCATCACAAATAACCAGATAACCTTTCAAAGTAGGGTGACGCTTTAGCACTAAATGTCTTGACTCACTCATAAGCCCAACTCCTTAAAGGTTTGCTCATCCAACTTTCGAAGTTGGTCCAATGTGTATAACCGCCCCTCTGGATCGAAGAACTTATCAAAATCAAATTTCCCTTCTTTATAAAGTTTGTACCTCTTTGGCCCTAGCCACTCTTTTTGGAAGAAGTTATCTGTCTTCATGAAGAACTCTTTGAATGTGGTGTTTGCATCCAATTGCCCTATTAATTGGCTGCGCTCATCTTTCGGGATGTCTTTAACTCTACGTTCGTCCATTACAAATGGCCGTTCACCGATAAGTTGACCATCTTTTTTAACTGGTACTAGTTCGCTGCGACAATTAGGATGCAACGGCGGTACACGTTTTGCCGGATCATCAATCCTCCAGACAGTACCGTCTAAATGAGCACAAAGCTTAGATGTTCTTCCATCCAATACACTAATAAAACGAACATACTCAAAACCTAACTGCTTGAAAGTATCTAAATACGTTTGATTAGCAACATGACTACGAACTGTTCTTACGGTACGTTCAATATCCGTCTTAGAGCTACTTAAAAGCCCATCCTCATAATTAAGCCGCTTGGTGCCGCGAATACGCTGAACTATTTCCTGATTTGTTTTACCTGAGTTAATGCCATCCCGAATTGCATATTCAACTTTTTGGCGTGCAGTCTCAGCAATCTTGGAAAGAAGATCATCAACTAATGCTCCACCTACTAAGGGTACTTTTTTAGCTGCTGTATATAGCTTTTCACCATTTGGCTTTTTGATCTTGCCGCCATATAGCTTCGCCGTATAATTAGCTTCATAAACAGCCAAGGCAGTAGCAGAAACAGCGAAAGCTTCAGGTAATGCAGTGTTTATTGCAGTAAACCACTGAGCAATCAGATCACGAACTTCCTTCAGATTTGACGTTGTGTACTGTCCACTTGCTAGAGCCATCTTTTCAGAATCATTTAATTCATCAAGCAAATCCCGAAGCTTTGCCAACATTAATGCTGACTCATCATTAAAGATTTTTAATAGCTCATTAACAGATTGAGAAGACACCCGATATAAATACGCCTGATGTTGGGTAAGTACTTCAATCAATGATTTATCTTCTTTTGAAGCCATACATCACCTCTACAAAGGAGTGTTATCTCGCTCTATTTCTACCCGCTTCACTTCTTCCTGATAGTCGTGAGCTGGTAATTTACCTGTCATCAGGTATTCCCAATATGTGCGGAAAGAGTTTTTCCCTGAAATAGCACCCTCATAAAGCTGTTTTGCAAGATTAATATCCGTGACCTGCACAATAAACTCAGGTTCAACCGTAAATGAATATTTTGTCGAATCCAGCTTTAACCACTGCGCTGCATACTTAATGGCTTGTTCAATTGCTGCATCTGCACACATCACGATACTGTGAAGACTTGCCTGCTGGTCATCCTGACGTGCACGGCGTGCCTCACCTGATTCTTGTGTATTGGTATCAACTACTTTAGCCCCAGCTTCTAATGCTGAATTCTTTTGCGCATCCATTTCCTTTTTAGTGAGTTCAATGCCGTTACCTGAAATTTCTAAATAACCACATTGTGAATTTGGAGGAAGACTCCAGACAGCCATAACACCAGTAACGCTAATATCATCATCATCGTCATCATCAAGGCCACTAATCCAAGGTTGCGGATGGGCCGTATGGTGAAGTGACTGGTAATAATCTGCACTAAGTTGGTAATACTTCAGAGCAGCCTTGGCCATTGTCAAAAGCGGTATGGTACCTACATCTGGGGAATTACTAGTGGCACCGCAGAAAACAAATGGTGTGAAAGAAAGTTGATTACCGCCGAGATCAGGAGTTTTATCCTCCACATTTGAACCATCGAACAATCGGACCGCTAATGCTCCATCATCCATAGATAGAACGCGGTGAACCGTTTTAGTTTCGTGCCCGAATTCATCTTCACTATTATCAAATTGCTCCTCGAGCACTAACAGTTTTAAATCCTTTCGACCACCAATACTGTTTTCCTTCCAGTTAATAATGGATAAAGCATCATAAAGCGCAAAATATGGCACGCCTTTAGCATCTACATCGACGAGCAAGCCACAGCGACCATACTCCAGTAATTCTAGGCAAATACGGATAAAGAGTTGTTTTAATCCAAAACCATCATTGGTTGCATTCTCTATCAAACCCTTTAAAAGAGAACTTTCAATTACGATGTTGGGTTCAAGCTTTGAAACTAAACCAATCATCGTGCGTAATGAATCTTGAACCCACAGTGGATACTGAGCTCGACTTAGATAGGCCTTATAAATCTCTCCAGTCGTATCACCTTGCTTTTCAGCCTCAATCATTCCGGCCGATTTAGCTAGGTACTTTGTTTGTGCCTGTTTGATCTGCTCTTCACCAGCAACGGCGTCACGCATAATCAACCAGCTTTTTTGTGCAGCAATATACTGCGGATGTTTATCAGTAACTGCCATAAAAACACCAATAAAAAAGCACCTGAAAAGGTGCGTTGTTTAAGACATTCCGCGAATCCTTCGAACTCCAACAGATTTCTTGTCGATCGGGAATAAATAAGCGATTGGATATGTACCTGCATCATTCATATGGTCAAAACCGGCACTCTTATCCGGCTGTCCATAATCATCATAGATTTGTCGCTCTAGGCATTTAGCAAAGTGAGGACACTTATCAACATTCACGAATAATCTGCGCTCAGATAATGTATTGCAGAGCATACCGTTCATAGAGTTAATACGATCTTTAACTGCTGGGTTTCTACTGTTCACATGGACTTTAAAACCAGCCTTTCTAAGTAGCGCCAGATCCGTTTCACTAGCATTGCTCGACTTTCGGTTTTCACCAGAAGCATCCGGATAAACTGCAACCTCATGATTAGGATATCGTCCTTGGATAGCCTCAATCATTGCTGGAGTATCGAACAGATTTACGAACTCATCGACCGCATGCATATGTTCACCACGGCGTATATACACAACAGCAGCCATCTTGGTAACGTTAAAGTCCATCCCAATATGAAGCACATCATTTGGCTTAACTGTTTCAGTTGATGCATTCAGTAACCGGTTAAAACAGTAGTAGATAACGCCCTGATAGCTCTCAAAGCTTGCTTCATATTCCTGACTAAAAGTCTTAGGATCCATTTTGCGCTTAGCAACAATGATTTCAGACTCAGGAATATTTCCACCCTGAAGGGATGTATAGGAAAAGCTTTTACAATCTGGTTCATGACCGGGCTGACCATCCATGAATGTGTCATAACAATGGTTAAAGCCTTTAGGTGTGCCAATACGTAAAACATGGCCACCGACTCGCTGCTCTCCATTCACCATATATTTGCAAGTAGAAAGCATCGGGCGAAGTACTTCCTCCCATGCAGCCCATTTACAGTCAGCCCATTCATCAATAATTAAGAAAAATAGACCAGATCCACGAAGGTCATCATAGTTATCTAGACCTACAACTCTGATAATATGGCCACTTCTTAAAGTAATTGAGCATTCAGTTTCATTCGGCTTTCTAGCTCGCCAAGATGCCGGAATTGCTTGTTTTAATCGCTTCCAAAAGACCCGTTTAGCTTGCTTAAATGTAGGCGCTGCATACCAAATCTCATCTTCAACAGAAACATTCCATTTTGCGGCAAGTCTGGCTGCTCTTCGCATTTCCGCTTTGGCCAAGAATGTTTTACCGAAACGTCGGCCACAAACGGCATCACGAAACCGGGCTTCTTTTTGCCAGCCCCATAAATAAATATTGGCTTGCTTAGGAGTTAATTGAACTGAACCTTCTGGAGGATTAAAGAATTGGCTCATTTGGTATCTCCTCATCAGGATTCAGCACAAGCTTGTAATCCTCTTCAGGTGGACGATACTCAGGGGGATTCACTTCACGCTGTAACTTCTGAAGTTCGAGCTTTTTAATCTCGAGTTCGACTTCAGCTTTTGTTTGGCATGCATCTGAATTACCACCTTTATTACATTGTTCTCCCCTTTTGTCATAAAACCCTTTCATGATCTTTTGTATTTGGTCCACGATCTTAATTGTCATGGTCACATTGTTTTTTTTAGTCCAAAGCAAATCACTTAAAATCTTCAACTGAACAATGTCATTTGCTCCACTGATTTTATTTAGTGGCTGGCTCAAATACTCTTCCCGTGTTTTTTCGAAAATTTCTTTGAGCTCCTTACTTAAGTCTCTACCAGCAAACTTTGTAGGGTCATATGACTCTACCTGCTGTCTCGAAACATCAATGTCAAATTCTTCCTTGACGAGACTTACTGTTTCTTGGGGGGTATTAAATACAGCAAGCGATTGTACAATAAAGAGTTTCTGCTTCTTGTTTAATGTCGCCATTTCTCTCTATCCGTCAAGGTACGTCAAGGAAACATGGCAAAAAAAATGAGCCAGAAGGCTCAACTTATTAAACATGTCCCACAGCACTTTGAAATATTCACATCTGATACAAACGGCGCTTGTTTCGCCACTTCAATAAGTCGCTTCACGCTTTCGTCCGCTCCCCATCTTTTTACTACGCCAACAAATTCTTCAACGTCATGGCCAGCTAAATAGTGTTTTGGTAAGCCAGTCATTTCGCTAATAATTGGATCACCGTCTTCATCACGCTCTACACCAATGTGGTAAAGCTCATGTTCTATAAGCGCACAAAAATCACGATCAGTCGCCTGATCGCAATAACTTGCATCAATTGTGATGAGGTACACAGGCACATAGCCAAACCAATCGCGCATTTGCTGCTCTTGACGAGCTTTTTTCCACCCGCCCTGATTAAACATAACTTTTTCACATTGGCCTAAAACCATACGCTTTTTAGTCATAAAAGCCGATGATGCCCAAGCAAATGCTAAAAATTCTTCATTGTCGTGAAGCAGTTCACCTATGTGATCATGATCGGGGTTATAAAGAGGTCCACCAATAGTTAAGTAATTAGCAACAACCCATTTTTTTAGATCTGGTGCTGGTGTTAGTCTAATTGCTTCTTCTTCATCTGCTTGATCAATAAAATCAGTCGGTGGAAATGGTCTGATCTGCTCCATTAAAAATCTGCCTCTTTAAGTTTTTAAGCCACTGACTAGCGAAATGAGCTTGGATCTGCAATGGACCTGATTCATTAATCTTAAATCTTGGTGCTGCCTCTAACCGGACAACGGTATATCCCATTTCTTCAGCAACATCATAACGGTCCATACTCCACGCCTTTGTAGACAGCTTACCCTTGCGTCCACCCGACCAAGGTCCACCAGCAATTTCAACTAATATGCGATGTTCAATTAAATGAAAATCAAACCGCCAATGCTTTGTGGATTTAAACTGGAATTTCTTTTCGTATTTAATTCCCAGATTATCCAAAGCTTGAGTAAATTCTTCTTCAGCTTCTAAGTACTTTTGGGTAGCTTTAGGCAATGGTCTGCTTTTAGGTTTGAACCGTACCGGGTTTGTCGGAGACTAACTTTCCTGAGAGAATGTTCCGATGAAAAAACCTAAATATACCCCTGAAATCAGAGATAGAGCGGTTCAATTATTGATTGAATCCGAAAAAGATTATCCATCGAATTGGGCTGCAATCACAGCTATTGCACCCAAGATTGGTTGTACTCCTGAAACATTACGTGTTTGGCATCAAAAATATCTGGATAAACAAAATCCAGTTAAAGTACAGCAGCTTTCAGATCAAGAACGTATTAAACAACTCGAACGTGAAAATAAAGAACTGCAACGTGCTAACGAAATTCTACGTAAAGCAGCTGCTTTTTTCGCCCAGGCGGAGCTCGACCGCCCACACAAATAATGGTGGATTTTATCCATCATAATAAAGAGCTGTACGGAGTCGAGGCGATTTGTAGAATTTTACCTATCGCACCTTCAACCTATTACCGGACTTTAGATCTCTGTGAAAATCCAGAACATCGAGCGAAACGAGATCTACATGATGAGCATCATGCTGAGCAAATCAAACGAATTTGGAAAGAAAGTTCAGGTCGATATGGTGTGCGTAAGGTCTGGCAACAATTGAAACGTGAAGGTTATGTTATTGCACGTTGTACAGTTGCTCGATTGATGCAGAAGCTAGGTATACAAGGTGTTTGGCGTGGTAAGAATAAACAAACCACCCGTAGCCGAGATGATCAAAAAAGAGCAGATGATTTAGTGAAACGTAATTTTAGTGCTGATCATCCAGATCAGCTGTGGGTTGCTGACTTTACGTATATTCAAACTCATTCAGGCTGGGTCTATACCGCCTTTATTATTGATGTGTTTTCACGAGCAATTGTTGGATGGAAAGTATCTACACGAATGAATACAGATATGGTGCTCGATGCATTGGAGCAAGCATTGCACGATCGAGGCATGCCAAAGAATGTGATTCATCATTCCGACAGGGGTGTGCAATATCTTTCCATTCGCTATACCAATCGTTTAGAAGCAGCAAATTTACGAGCATCAGTCGGTACGACTGGTGATTCATACGATAATGCTTTGGCTGAAACAGTGAATGGCTTATACAAAACAGAGGTGATTGAATATTTAAAAGCAGATTGGCAAGGTTTAGCGGATGTACAACTTGCGACATTAAACTGGGTAGATTGGTTCAATAAAAAGCGTGTACACAGTGCACTAGGTTATGTGCCACCTTTTGATTTTGAATCAATGTACTATGATAAGATTAACCCGTTAGGTCAGGTGGCCTAACTTAAATAAAAAGTCTCCGACAAACCCGGTACGGTTCAGTTTTGTTTTAGGTTCTTTTTTTCTTGTAAGCCAGAAGTATTCTTTATCGTCCATATTTCACCCATAAAAAAACCACTGCAAAAGTGGTTTTTATTACTATCATTTTTTAATCAAAATCTTTGTAGGCTGTAACCTCCATACTGTTTAACAAATCAAACCAATTATCTAGCAATGCAATCAAGTCTTCCTTGCTACTTGTTACTCCAATAATCTTTTGAAGATGGTATTCATCCTTTTCATCTACTGAATTAATATCTGTAACAAATCCAGCATCTTTAAGTTGTTGTCTCACAGTATTGGTGTCGTTACAGTCTAGGCAGATAATTTCAAAGTCATTTTCATTGATAAACTTCAATTTATACCCTGTCTTTCTTTCGAATGGCATATTTTCACCAATTAAATTAGTTAATGTTTATTTATTATACTAATTCATAGGTTAATTATCAAATTTATTTTATTTTTCAAATACTTAGTTCTCAATAGTAAATTATTTACTATCGAGAACTAAATCATCAAATTAATAAAATAAAAAGCCCCGCCAATTATCGATATTTAGCGGGGCCCTTTTGTGCTGCAATACACAGCAAAACACAGTTGAACTTATAAATTAATTTATATTAATTAGTTTTCGTTTAAAAGGCTTAATAGGAACGAGACTAGTGTACATAAACAATACTAACTCAATTTCTTGTCCGATAAGTTCAGAGTTAATTTTTGAAGATTCAATATCAAGACAATAGCCAGTCGACGTAACACAGAAGAGCTCTTGATCACCTTCAATTAATTGAAAAGTATAATCCCTCTTTCCATCAGTCAAAGTAAAAGTTGAGTTTGTATCGTCCTTAGGGAATAGTTTCATTTTAGCCCCTCCTCAGAATATATCTTGAACTTACTTACATGCCGAGGCAAGGTTTATTTTTTATTTTTTCATTAAAAATCAATATGTAAAGTATTATCTTACATCTTAAAAATAATAAAAAAGCCCACCTTTTGGCGAGCTCTTTTTTTAAAGGTTATCTTGGTTTCTTAATTAATTTTTCTGGCATAGAGTCTCCAACAGTCTTGATTGGTGGAGTTGGAGCTGGTGGCGGTACCGGCTTAGATGCACTTATACCCATATTATTTATGCTCCAGTTTACTTTTATCACTTCTTTCTTCAATAACTATTGGGGGTCTATCAACTTCTGGAGGAACAGGTTTATTAAATCGAATCTTTTCCATATAACTTAAATGATCAAAATATCAACTATAATCAATAGTACAGTTAACACAAACATTAATCCACAGAATTTTATCTCTTTAAAAGCCTTATTCAAATAATTAACTTTTATAGAATTTCTATCTTCATATGTTTTAATCACCCCAGCCATATCGATGGAAAGATAGTAGTAGATAGTTGCTAGCTCATTCTGTGTAAAGTAATTGACCATATCCTTATTATTTTCTAGTTTACCCACCTTACTAACTTCTAGAACATGAAATAAATTTCTAGCTATACTGGATAATGACAAGAAAACTAAAACCATCAAAACGACAATTACGTAAAATATAAAAGATTTATTTTCAACATCAAACAAATACTGTTTTGAAAATATACTCATAGCCGCAATAATTATTGATGTAAATGTTAGATATTTAGCAGCTTTATCCTCATGTTTTGCATGTAATGCCTTTACACTTTCAAGCCCTTTTAATTGAAACTCATAAAGTGTTTTATAAACTTCTTTATCAAATTGATCATCATCAGCCATAGACACCCCAGAATGACAAAAACCCCGCATTTGCGAGGCTTTTAGATGGCGTTAAATTCAAAAATCGCCAAGTTATCACAAATATGCCATACCCCGTGCGCACACTCAAGCGGTTTTTTCAAAAGTTTCAAATCTGAAATGCGGATTTCGACTTTTGATATAAGCCATACCACATTTTAAATCCTGTCTGATTTGATTAACTGAAGTGTCATTACTTTGAGCAATATCACGTAATGAATTGCCCATAACATGATGTGACCAAATTGCTGAGATCCATTCTTGTAAAATATGGTCTTCAATTAATTTAATATCAATAATCAATCTATGGATTGCACGTGCCTCATTGTCATTTAACTCACAGCAAGTACCCTTACGGCGAATGCATAAGCGATCTTTTAAATTTTCATCGCTCATATACATAGCTATTAATTTTTCACGTTGTTTTTGAGTGATGCGTTTTGTTGGCATCGTCTTAACAATTTTGACCATTCTTTCGGTATCGCCGTTAAGCCAAGCTCCAAGCTGGCGACACCACTCTTCAAAACTAAATCTAGACCAATCGACCGATTGTAAAATGTGTTGTACTGGCATATTCATTTTCATCCCACCAATTGCTCAATTTGTTTAATCGCCACGCCTGCTTTCACTTGCTCTGTGCTGAACCGTAAAACTGTAAAACCCATCATTGCTGCGGAGTTGTATTTCTCCATATCCCCTATATAGCCTTTGCCCCTTGTATGACGGCCTCCACTCCAGATACCCCCTTCAACCTCAACTAAAATCTTTGTACCCGTAAGTAAAAAATCCGTCCGCCACTTTCGTTTTGGATGGAATTTATATTCCTGCTCAAATTCAATCTTGCAGGCTTTAAGATGAGTTGCTAATAAAACCTCCCCTACACTTGGTTCTCGTGTTTGCTTTGCTGAACGGCGCTTTTTACTTTTCTGAATAGGAAATAATTCACGGTATTCAGCAAGGCTCATTGAACTCATTCCTCAATTGCCTCCTTTCTCGCCAACCACCACAAAACCACCGCACCGCAAAGTACTGCTGTTACACACGAAATGAGTAAGCCCCATCCCAAAATCTCGAATTTATTCATACATTCGCCCCATCAATTAGCTGAAGAATATTTCTAGGGATTGGCATACCCTCCCGACGGCACATCTCTGCGTATTCGTGTGGATTATCGAAAGGATCAGGGCCCAACTCTTTTATAAGCTCAGGCTCTTTTTCTTTTGCCTCAAGTTTTTGAACTGGTGCAGGTTTACGACCATTGATTTTTAATCTTTCCATCAATGATTTGAGATGCTTTTGAGCCTCGTCATTGCTCACAGGAACGTGTTTAGGTTCTTTGTGTTCTAGTTGTAGCGGTGGAGCGTAAAACTCTTGCTGACGACCTTTCAATTGAGCTTTAGCCACCATCACGTTGTAGGTTCCGAAGAAATTATCTTGAGCTGCTCGCATTTGGCCGGCTTCGATCAAATACATCACTTCGTCTAATGCATATTTTGTAATTTGTGTAATAACCACAGTTCGGTCCGTCGTAAACTTACATGCACGTGACCAAGCTTCCTCTGGAGACATCCAACTTTCACCAATACACCAGGTGCGAAACTCAGCAAATGACGGCATAAAACGTCCACCTGCTGTAAGTAATCGAGCAAGTGCGTTGTTAAATTGGTTTTGTTGAACGCCAACCAGTGTTTTAAGTGCGATTTGCTCAACCACTGACAGAGGAATTGCGCTTTCGCCTGTTGCTGGAAATTGCTTATTGAACTGAGCAGCGTAAACAGTGCGAAGAGATGCGATTAATTGACGCACTTCGTTCAAGGTAATCTCATGCATGACCTACCTCCTCAATCATTGGAAACTTTTTTGCTGGGGTTACATCCACGATTTGAGATTCGCTCTGTTCTTCAAAAAGATTAGCGAAGTAACCCGACTCTTGTGGTTTTTGACCAGCTGAATTGATTTGCTCTTGTTTCTTGCGGTTAGCAGCAACTTGTTTCTCGTTGTTTTGAACCCAAGAGAACCACTTAACCAACCAGATGCTTGGTGTATTCAACGAACTTGATTCGTTTGCAAAGTACCAGTCACCGAAATTTTGAATCATTGTTCTCAAGTCGATTTCAGATACCGAAACAAATCTTTGTTGAGCAAGTGAGATGAAGTCGTATTGAAACTCGCTGTATTCAGAAATGAATTCACGCATTGAATAGCGTTTGTGATCATCGATCTGATACTGAGCAAATTGAATTGGAGTTAATTGCGAATTTTCTCCACGCGTATTACTACTATCAATAATTGGTTCTTGGTTTATGGTTAATGGTTTATGGTTATTGGTTGGTTGCACATCCGTTTGTTCTTCGTTTAACGGATTTTCAACGACCGTTGAATTTTCGTTAGACGCTTGATCATCTTTTGATGAATCACTGTTGGACGAGCCTTTCTTTTTCGCTGCACGTTTTGCAGCAGACGCCTTACCAGCCTCACTCGCTTGTTTCTTTTTCCCGTGATATTCAGCAATTTCTCGTTCACAACGATTATTGCGATAAACACCTTCTTCAAGAATGAAAAACTCATCAAGTACATATTTGAGAGCTTCTTTTTGCTCTTCGGTAGTACATTGCAAACGACGTGCTAGACGATCAATGCTTGATGCATCAATCGCCTTTTCTGTGTCGTAATACATATCTAATAAGTCGCGGTAAATCGCACGCTCAATTAAACTGAGGTGGCGAGTCGCATTGTTGAAGTCACCAATATGGTGTTGGTAATAGTTCATGCGGCCCTCTCTTTTAATACTTTCTCAAAGCGTTCTTGCTGCAATTCGTAATATTGAGGATTCAATTCACACCCTAAATAATTACGGTTATGCATTAGTGCTACAGCTGCTGTTGTTCCGGATCCCATGAATGGGTCAAATACAACATCATTGACTCGAGATCCTGCTAATACACATGGCTCGATTAAGTCCATTGGAAATGTTGCGAAATGAGCACCCTTGTATGGCTTTGTAGAAACTTGCCAAACACTGCGCTTATTACGAGTAAGTAAGTCATACTCGCTTTCTGATCTTTCTGATCTATGAGTTCCATATGCTTGATTTGGAATAACAGCAGCTCTCTTACTATTTTTGCGTTTAAAACTATCGCGCGAAGATCTCGAGTAAACGGCTTTCATTGGACCGTTATGTTTCATCACGGCACGAGTACTGCCATGTTGTTGATCAAGATTTTGGGAAAGTCTTTTGATTGAGCTTTCTGCAACCGGTTCTTTAATTGCTACGTGGTCAAAATAATATCTACGTGATTTACTGAATAAGAAAATATACTCATGTGCTTTGGTACAACGATCAGTAATACTTTCAGGCATTGGGTTCGGTTTATGCCAGATAATATCTTGGCGCAAATACCAACCATCAGCTTGTAGAGCAAAAGCTACTTTCCATGGAATACCAATTAGATCTTTCGGCTTTAAATTTGATTGGGCTGCATTTTGCTTAGGAAGAACTAGTCCTTTAGTTTTTGGATTCTTACCGTCGTTTAAACCTGTACGTGTCATGCCCCGACCAGAACCCGCATAACTGTCACCAAGGTTTAGCCAAAGTGTGCCATCTTCATGGAGCAGCTCTCGCACTAAACGAAAAACTTCAACCATGTTTTGAACGTATTCATCAACGGTATTTTCTAAGCCTAATTGACCATCAACACCGTAATCACGTAAACCAAAATATGGTGGTGAAGTTACGCATGTTTGAGCTTTTAGCCCTTCCTCAATCATTTGTTTCATCAATGCGCGGCAATCACCAAATAAAATTTTATTCATGCTTCACCGCCTTCTTTAATCTGAATGTATGTGCTACCTAAGTATCGAATACGCCCAGCACGACCAAGGCTTTTGATAATTTCCTCAGCATGGTTATATGTAATGCGATGCTGACGCACTAAAACGTCCTTGAAGTCATCACGCTTAACAGCCGCATTTTTAGTGTCAGCTTTAATTCGCTCTAGGTTCTCTTCACACTTTTTGATTAATGCTTTAAGTGTGTGGAGAGCCGGCTCAAACCAGCTCTGGATTATTTGTTCTTGATTTGATAGATTATTCGTGTTCATTTGATCCACCTCAATTGAATGCCTAACCACTCCTGTTCCCGCAGGTAGTGGTTTTTTAATATCCAAGCTTTTCTTTTTGACCACTGATTTCGTCATGAAATAAGTCATCCACCGTTTCTATACGGTTCATCCAGCTTTTAGACATAACTAAAAGTGCAGCAACACGTTCTTTATCAATGCTCTGATAATCTTTAGGAACGACTTTTAAACCAAGTAAACTCAATAGCTCGCAAAACATTTCAATTTCATTCAAGCCATTGTTTTTCTTATCCGTTTTAAGCCGAGTAATAGTGCTTGGATCAACTTTTAATTGTTCAGCAATCTCTTTTTGATTGCTTATATCAAGACCATGCAATATGCGGGATACTCCATTTCTCGCGCTTGCAGATAGTTCAATTGATAATTTGCTCATGGTTAGTTCCTAAACGGTTACTACTTCAAGGTCTGCTTTAAGCTTCCCTTTGGTTTTGACCTGTAAAAAAGCTTGAGTTCTAGCTGGTATTCCATTGTTCTCCCACTTCCATAAAGTCACTGTCGAATAACCAGTTTTTTTAGAAAGCTCTTTTTTATTTTTACAATCGTGATAATTCATTAGGTCACTAATATTCATCGCTTCACCAAGTTAACTATAGTTAATATTTGAAATTTACCACTTATTAACCATAGTTTCAATACAGTGTATTAACATTAGTTAATATTTTTGGAAATATTGTTATGTCCTTGCACCATCGTATTAAACAGAAATTGGATGAGAAGAAGCTAAAAGCTGCCGATCTAGCTCGAGCAACTAAGAAATCCCCAGTCGCTGCTAAAAAATGGCTTGATGGTGTAAGTATTCCAACTGCTGATAATTTAAAAGTTATAGCGAAATTTTTAGATGTTTCTGATGATTGGTTGTTATATGGTGGTAAAGAAGAACCAAAAATTGACAATAATGTTTCTAGAAAAGCAGCAACTTTAGCTCCTGTTCTTTCATGGGTTCAGGCTGGAACCTTTACTAATGTGCAATCAGTGGATCTATCTCAAGTTGAAGAGTGGCTCCCTTTACCAGATGAATGCACTAATTGTTTTTATCTAAAAGTTCAAGGCGTTAGTAATCAACCTGACTTTCTAGAGGGTGATTACATTCTTGTTGACCCAGATGTTTACTACAGTGACATGCAATCTGGCGATATGGTTGTGGTCCGAAGATTTGAAGATGCAACTTTTAAAAAGCTTGTTATTGAGACAGATGGATCTCGTTATCTACAGGCTCTAAATCCTAAATTTGAACCAAATATCATTCCTTTGGATGAGCATTGTTATTTCGTAGGTCAAGTGGTTGACTGCATGCGATATACATATAGAGCAAAAAGAAGAACTAGACCAAATTGATAAAAAACGTGGCCCGACGCAGAATTTTAGAATTGATCGGGGAAATTATTATAGATTATTGAGGGAATTCAAATGAGTATAACTGTCTTACCTAGCACTGCATACATAACTTCTCATGAGTTAATTAGTGGTGGGGTGATGGGAGCAACAAGAAAAGCTAGTATTGAATGGGATGATGGGTCATTTCGTAAGTGCTACGTAAAGGTGTATCCAAAACAGGACAGGATAAGAAAAATATTCAATGAATTGACTGGATTTTTAATAGGTAATGCTTTGGGTATATTGCAGCCTGATAGTGCTGCCCTAATGCCATTAAACCAATTGTTTTATGCTGATTATGGGCTAAATACTGCTAATGAAGAATCTGAGACCTGGGCATGGGTTACTTCTGAATGTGGGCAAAGCGTATCTGGAATCTTTCAACTTAATAAATCCCAAGCTTCTCTAGAGAGAAATATTGAAGACACAAAAAATAAATATATTAATGCAATTTCATTAATATGTGATCAAAAAAATATTCCTCAAATAATCGCTTTTGATGATTTCATTGCAAATGATGACCGGAATATTGGAAATCTAGTGATGACAGGAAATGGCAACATGGGAGTAATAGATCATGGAGAAATTCTAGGTAGAATAGATTGGATAAAAAATCTAACTCAGCTTGACAAAAGTCAATTTTTCTTCAATAAATTGCTTTATATTCTCGATCAGCATAATGCTATTAAGCAGCAAACAACTTTTACAGTTAAAAGTAAAGCAGTAGAAGCTATTGGTGAGCACGAGCAAGCTTTTGTTTCTATACAAAAGCAATTACTCACCTGGTGGAAAAATATTCTTGAAATTTCAGACATACCTGAAACTGATCATCCAAGATACTTGGATCATTTATTTGATTTTTTGCACTACCGTTGCCAACAACCTAGTGCACTATTTGCCAATCGAATAGGACTGGTGGCTTAAATGTCTTTACTTGAACGTCTATCTAAAGCAAAAACAACACCTTTATTAACTGGTGAATGGATGACAATAAAGTGGACGCCAGATCCAACAACACGCGAGTGTTTTAATCTTGGTGTTGTATTGAAAACAGAAAATGAGATTTTTGTTCGCACTATTGATGGTGATAGCTTTAATAGATTCTCATGTATGTTTGGTGAGGAGATGAAATTTCATGCCCAACGCATTACAAAACTTGCAGAATCATGGGCTAATGAAGGCTGCCTAGAATTATCAAGTCAATTGATTTTTGATAATCATGGGTTTATTCGAGGCAAAAGCGGAAGTCAGCTTATTGATCATTTATTTGATATAGCTGTTCCTTTGGGTCGTCCTATTATTGCTAAAAAAAGAAAAAACTCAGGATTTAATGCTTTTAACTTTCAACAGCTCAGTAATAGTTTATTGGATGAATTAAAGCGGCAAGATCATGATGGATTTAGCTTTAATAAACTTATACCAAGCTCTCGCTATATTGAAATCAATAATCAAAATATTCATGCTCCTTTAAGACCTGTAGATAGTGATGCTGTTGGTAATTGGGCAAGTGTTGTATTTTCTGATCCAGCAAGAATTAGAATTGATTACTTACAAGCGATCAATGATTTAAGAACAGCATCAGATCACTTAAAAAAGAAACCATATCTATTTATTTTAAAACCTGATAGCGACAATCTGGAGCACTTAACACCATATAGAATCGAACAGATCGATGAGATTGTTGACAAATTAGATAGTACATTGAAGCCACAAGGTATTGAGTTGTACAGCTCAACATCTCTAGAAGGTCTGGCAAGTGAGATATATGGGTGGGAAAAAGAAGTAGCCTAACCATTTCAATACTATACCTAACCCACCACCACGGTGGGTTTTCTTTTATTAAAAAAATATTTAAGTTAACTAAATAATTAACCAAAGTTAATTTTATTGTTGACTACATAATTAACCATAGTTAATATAAATCTCGTAGACATCAAAAAAGCACACCGCCCCTCCCCAGGTCCGATGTGCTTTTGCAAACTGCGAGATCAATTATGAACGTAAAAACCTTTTCAAACAAGCATAAGGTAACTGGAGTTACAGCAATTGCTGTACTTGTAGCCTTGAGTTCTTGTGAATATCGAACTGCTAATTCTAGCGTCCCTTCTAATTACTCATATGAAAGCGAGCAAGTCGTTGCTTCTGAATATGAACTTCTGGCTGTTAAGAAAACTGGAGAAAAATCTGGTGAAGCAGTTATCCGCATTGACGGCTTCAAATTAAACGTGAGCTTCGATTTTGACGGTGTAGCTGATAGCTATGGTGTAGCTGGATCTGATTTTACAGCGGCTGAAATTACTAACCTTGCTATTGAGTCAGTAACTGACTTAAGCGGCAAACCTTGGAATGATTTCACCAATCATGACGACCATAAAAACATAAATATTTTATTAGCGGGCTATATCGACCGTAATAAATGGTTGGAGGCAGCCTAATGAAAGATTATAACTGCCCTACTTGCAAGAAGATGATTCCTGTTGACCGTTCAAAAATCAAAGCTGGTGATGAGGTTTCATTTTGCAGAGTAACCCAATCTTCTAAATCTGCACGTTTTTCTTCAAGAGAAGGAATTGTCAATTGCCGTGAAGGTGATGTGGTTTTAGTTAAATATCGCAAAGAAATTATTCCTTTAAATATTAAGGACGTTTCACCTGTTGATGCTCCTAGCCCGCTTACGTATGCCTTTGTTGGTACATGCGAATGTAAGGAGGCTGAACATGTCTAATTTCAAAAAGCACCCCGACGGCTACATGTCATTTTTAGGCCGTGATGATAAAGGGCTGTATTCAGTTCGTATTGGCTGGCAAGTGTACGCATCTAATGCTAATGGCTCAGTTCTTTACAAAGTTAAAGACGGATTTAAGACACCTTTAAATGTGTTCAGGTTCCAAACTGACTATCCAAAAGTTTGGAATGAACTCACACAAGAAATTGATTTCCAACGCAGAAAGCAGCTCGCAATAAAACTGCGTGAAACAAACATCCCTACTTATGACCGCAAAGCTTATAAAACTAAGCGCGGCTTCACCGGCTCTAGATGAGGATAAGAAAAATGGCGTTACCGATTATTACTGCTGACCAAACTTTATTGGTTCAAGCAATTATTGTGTACCTATACGCTGATCCGGGTTTAGGTAAATCATCGATGGGCTTTACTGCGGAAAAAGCAATTTCTTTTGACTTTGACCGTGGTGCTCACCGTACTGGTGAATTACGTCGTGGTGCAGTTGTACAGGTTCATCAATGGAGTGATGTTGCAAACCTTACTCCGCAGGACTTAGCACCATATAAAACCGTAGTCATTGATACCGTGGGTGCAATGCTTGAATGCATTAAAACCCACCTGTTACTTACGGCAAATAACCGTCAAAAAGATGGTTCTTTAAAGTTAAAGGCTCAAGGTTTAGCGAACCAAACGTTCAAGCAATACATCAATACTTTGATCAGTTTAGGTAAAGATGTTGTTTTCATTGCACACGCATCAGAAGATCAAAACGGTGATCAAATTATTTACCGACCAGATCTAGGTGGTAAAAACCGTAACGAACTTTACCGTATAGCAGATGTCATGGGTTATCTAACAACTGTTACCACAGGTGAAGGTAAAAATGCCCGCGTTATTAATTTCAAACCCTCACCTACACATCATGCGAAAAACTCAGGTGCACTAGGCGGTGAAACTGGTGAAGTGTGGGTACCAGATCTCAAAACACATCCAACTTTCTTGGCTGACCTGATTACTCAAGCTAAAGATCACATTAACACCTTAACGCCTGCACAACTTGCAGCAGCTAAAGCCCAAGAAGAGCTAGAAAACTGGAAACAAAGCTGTGAGGAAGCAGAGCATGCAGGTGACCTTAATCAATTAACTGAGTCGCTTGATAAAGAACATATGTATTACCAGAACATGCGCCAAGCAATGTTAATGAGGGCTAAAGCATTGAATTGCACGTTTGATAAGCAACGTGGCACTTGGATTAGTCCACCTGAATTTAACGGTATCTCAGATCAACAAAGAGATGAACTTCAAAACTTTATTGCTGAACGTGGCCTAGACGTAAAAACAGTATGTGAGCACTTAGGTATCGATGCCCTTATTCAAATTGAAGCAGCAAAACTTAAGGCAGTTAAACAAGACATTGAAACATTAGCTAAAACGGGGATGACAGCATGAATAATCTAATCACTGCAGCTGAAGCATTTGCAGCTCTTCAAAAAGGTAAAACTGTTCTTTGTCGTCCTATTGGAGACATGTTGGACTTTTCTGACTTAGATCAATTCCCCGCTTCTGTTTTTGGCAAACCGGGTTTTGAATTCTGCATCAAAATCGAAACTATTGAACTGGCTGGCATTACATTCACAAAGCCATTAACTATTGATGAGTATGAAGACGGTCAGGAAGTTTTTGTAATCAGTACATATTCACCTACGGTCTATGTTTTAGATTTCAAAACTAACGCATTAATTGATTCTATTAACAGTGGCTTCGTTCAACGTGATGCAGAAAACGCCAAGCTTCAATTAAAAGCTTTTTCAAAAGCACTCGGTATTGAAATCAACAATGATTTAAGTGTTATTCGTCTTGGTGAGGAACCTAAAAAACAGAGAGGCAAAAAATCAAAAGCAGAAAAGCCTATTGAAGTTATTTCTGCAGAAATTCAACCAACAATTGTTATTACCGAACAAACAAATGTCACCACATCTGAGGATCTATTAATTCCAGAAACTAACGAGCCTAAAGTAGATCCTGAATATCAGAAGGCATTAGATGCCCTTCTTCAGCGTGTAAAAGAATCAAAAACACCAGACGAAGTAAATGCAGTTTATCGATACACCCGCACTTGGTCTGATAAACAGATGGAGCCTTTGCTACAAGCTACCCATAAACGTTTGTCAGAGCTTACAGAAAACAAACCTGCTGAGAGTGATCCGCCTTCGCTAATGGTTCAGATCCAGAACGCACCAGACCTTACAACGCTAGATGCGCTGGAAATAGACGTAGCTGCACGTGATCCGCTAATTCAACCAAAGTACATGGGATATATCAGAAAACGCCGCTATGAATTAGAGAATCCTACTCCTACTCAAACAGAGCCTACCCCTGATTATCTATTAGAGGACGGTTTCTAATATGAAAGACCAGTACAAGAAAGTAAGTCAAAAACACGTGCTTGGTTTTATGTACTACTTGCAATTGCTGGGCTACGTAATAGTCCGGAAAGGCATGGATCAAGCAATGTTTCTAACAAAGCATTATGCGGTACCAGTAGCTTGGCGCCGCATAACGATCGACTACAACAACCGTTTAAATAAACCAGCACAACAACTTTATAAAGAGTTTGTTGAGTGGACTAAAGAAGAATATTTGAGGGCTTAGCGATGTTTAATGAAGATGAAGAAAAATTGGCTCATAAAAATTGGTACAAGAATAATGACCCAATTGCGTACAAGTTTTATAGAGATCTTAGTCCTGAATTTGAAACAGATTTTTATACAAGTGAAACGGCATGGTTAGCAAGAGCCAAAGCTCAGGCGGTACGACCGCAAAAATACCTTAGCCATGATTTTAACGGCGATGGCTTTAAATATCACGACTCTTTAGACGAAGCTCAAAAAGAAGCAGAGGATAGTCTTGATTGGTATAGAGATAAAGTCGCAGATGGCCATCATGTTGCTGAAGATGGTGAATTTTATGAACTTTGCTATGGGGTTGTTATCGCATCAGCTGGGTATACAGTTGATGAAGTTGTTACCGAAGAACACCACAAAAAGGATGAGTTTACAAAATATGAAGTAGGAACGGAAATCTTAAGACTTCACTTTAATAAATGTAATAGCGAATCGGGAGCTGAACAATGAGCATAACACTTAGCGGTCATCAACTAAAAAGCCTTCTCGAATTTGTAAATCCAGATGGTGAGAAAGATTTAGATCAACTTGAAACTGAACTAACTATTAAATTTTTTGAAGATGGGCACAGTGGCAAAGGCTATTACTTTTGGATGACCGAATATCCAGAGGAAGGCAGCATGTTGTTGGATGTTGAATCGGGAGCTGAGGGATGAGTGAAAAATACAGTTTTCTATTATTGGTTATGGCTATTTTTGGAATTGCATTAGTACGAACTGGTAAATATACCGATAGTTTTGTATATGCAGTTTCAATAGCTTATCTGGTGCTTTTTGTTCTGACTCACTTCAAGCCGATCGTTATCAATAACAATGATTTTTCAGGCTCAAAAGTGAGTTTGGAAGTAGATAAAGAAAGCGGAAAGTAAGGAGGGGTGAAATGACAGCAATTGCGAATATAGGTAGTAACTTTGTAGTAGCGTTACCACCTTCAGATATTTGGCTAAATGATTCTCAAGCTGCTGAGTTCTTGGGATATCGAGACGTACACTTTAAAGCAGCGGTTTGCTGCCTACCAACCTTCCCTAAACCGCGCTATGTTATTAAGTGCGGTCAAGGAAGACGCTGGAACTTGGCAGAGTTGTCAAACTGGTTGAATGAACAATCAGATGATGAGCCAAAGAAAGGAAGACCACGTAAAATAGCCAAGTGATTTGACAATGAATCGAATTGAATGTAATTTAAATATGCACCCGCAAAATCGGGTGTTTGGATTGGTCTCCAAAAGTTTCTCAAGGTCGAAAGACCGCATTTAGCGGTTTTATTTTGCCTATAATTTTCTACACTCTGTGGAAAATGCCCTGTTATGGTGGGTTAGGCGGAAGTGCTTCGGCACGCTAGACCCTTGAGACTAGTAAGACCAATTCCGTTTAACCTGCCACCCTAATTGATTGGTCTCAATTTTGGTGGTGAAAATCCCTATCTCAAGGAGTATTCACCATGAATGCAATTTCTAATTTTACTTTTCATAATGATTATAATGTTCGCGTTCAGTTAATTGATGCTGAGCCGTGGTTTTGTCTTGCTGATGTCTGCTGTGTTTTATCAGTTGATCGTACTTCTCGTTTATTACGTGATTTGGATGAAAAGGGGTTGGCAGATTGCCACACCCCTACAAATGGTGGAAATCAAAAGATTAAATTTGTTAATGAGCCAAATCTTTATCGGATCATCTTTCGTTCAAATAAACCAGAAGCAAAACAATTCCAAGATTGGGTATTTAACGAAGTTTTGCCAACCATCCGCAAAACAGGCAAATACGAAGCACCAAAACCAATCGAAAAACGCAATTATATCAACAACAATGACATGTTAAACATCAAGCGTCTGATTTGGTGCTGTGCAGGTCACTTAGATCAGAAGCAATCAGTCAGCAGCGCAATTTGGTACTCGCTTCGCAATGTGACTGGCGTACCGAGCCCTGCTAAGTTTGAGGTTGAACATTTGCCATTGCTGGCACAAGAATTTAATCGCATTCTAAGCATCATTGAGCCATACCTAAAAGCACGTTACGCATGTGAGGAAGCATTAGTTAAGCGCTTACTTCGAGATCGTGAAGACGCTCAATCTTTACTGGCTAAGTTGCTTGATGAAATGAAGGCGGCTACACAGGATTTTGAAAAAGGATTACAGAAACATTTGCCAATGGTTTTTCAAGGCGAATGTTTAAATCTTGTTGAGCGTAAACCATGTGGTATTGATCATCACGAATTTAATCGTTGGGCTTAATCTTGGATATGCAACGGGGCTAATCTAGCCTCGTTGCAATTTCGCTTGCAGTAGCATTGTAGTAAATCATCAAACTTCTTAAATCTTTGTGCCCAATCATCCGGGCTAAGTCTAAAACTTCTAATTTCCTTGCAAGGCGTGTACAAGCCTCATGGCGTGTATCATGGAAATGCAAATCAGTGATTTGACATCTATCTCTTAATTTACGCCAAAGCGTATCAAAGCTTTGGGAATTACAAGTAAAGACCTGCTTTTTATCAAGACCTTTTAATAAAGTAAGCAACTCAACTGCACGCTTAGATAGTGGTACATTTCGTTTAGTACCATTCTTTGTTTCAGTTAAAACTAAATATCTATCTTTTAAATAAACACGATCCCAAGTCAACCCAACAATCTCACCAGCACGCATAGCTGTCTCAATCGCAAAGAGAAAGGCAATAATAATTTGCTGAGTTGAATTCACAGGAACATTGTTATCCCAATTTGCTGCAAGACATAATCTATCAATCTCATCCTGAGCAATTCGTCTATCTCGGTGCTTTGATGGTGGCGGTAAAGTCAAGTCGGCCATTGGAGACTCTTTAATCCACTTCCATTCTTTCCGGGCAACAGTAAATAAAGAAGCTAAAATATTTGCTTCACGTCTGACAGTAGCACCCTGCACTTCTTTTAATCGGGAGTCGCGCCATTGCACTAAATCGTCAGTTGTGACTTTGGCTAATTGTTTTTGGCATAGCTTTTTATACTCACGCTTGAAGAAAGCCATTCGCTTGACTTCATTCTCATGAGTTTTCTTTTTAATACTCACTTCACTTAAGTAGCGTTCAATAGCTTCTAGAAAAGAGTGATCTGGTAATTTGCCATGCGATTGTTCGCGTAACTGAGTCTCGCGTTTAGATGCCCAAGCCCTAGCTTGAGCTTTTGTATCAAAGGTTGAACTTTCGCGAATTCCGTTTACACTTATCTCGGCTCGCCATGTATTGTTGCGTTGTCTAAATGAAGCCAT